TAAAATCAATAACACCACCTAAAACTGTTAAATCATCACCAACAGATAAATCTGCACCTAATGTAGCGTTACCACTTGCATCTAAAAACACTGACTTAGATGCTGGTATTGTACAAAAAATTGTCTTCGTACCAGAACTAAAGTTAACTGCATTGTCGCTATTAGAACTACTTATTACTGTTGTTCTGGCTAAAGTAGAAGAATCACCATTAAGTGTTCCTAATCCAACCTCAAACTCTGATGTGCCGGGCAGTGTAACTGCATAGTATGTGGTATTACTGTTTCCAACACCAGCAGCAAAAGTTTCAAATCCAGTAACTGCACCAGCTAATGTAAGTGTGCCAGTTCCAGTTGTGGTTGTAGTTTCTTTTACTCTGTCGTTTAATACTAATGCCATTATTTAAGCTCTATTGTTAAGTTGCCTGCATTAATTCTAAATATATCACCACTTGCTATTGCCTTACTTGCATCTAATGCACCAACAAATAATATATTACCACTGCTAGATGCGTCTGCAATAAACACATGTGTGATTGTGTTGTTTGTTCCACCAGATGCTGGGAACTCAATATTAGCTGCATTTACTGCTGTTTGTGTGTCTGTTGAATCTGCACCTATCGTTGTCCAACTTGCAGCGGGAACTTGTTGTCTTGCATAGTTAGTAAAGGTTGCCTCTGTTAAAGATCCAGTTTCGGCGGCACTTACTGCCGTTGCAAGTCCTACATAAATACTATCACCAGGCGATGAAAAACTAAGAGAGTTATTTTTAAAAATAAAATGTAATAATCTTCTCTCTAGATAATTGGTTGCTGCATTTGCTGTTGCCATTTTCTACTCCTATGTTCTTGGTCTTGATGGCAGACCAACTCTATAACCATCTGTGTTTTCTCTTGCCTCTCCAAGATCTTTTACTCTTTCTAAGTATTGTGCGAACAATCCATTATAGTTTTGTATCACATCTGGCTCACCTTTCATAAAAGTATAAGCCTCTACAAGAGATCCGTAAAGTAAAGCAAAAGGTGCGTTTGTACTAATCCATGTTGTGCCACCATCTGCACCCGCAGTTAAACTGGCTGGTCTATAAAAATAGTTTAATTGTATTGTATAATTACTATTGGGTGTAGGTGCTAATATAAAGTTATCTTCATCAAATCTAGCATAATACTTTGGCAGTCCAGTCGTTGATGAAGCTGGTGTATATTCTCTTAAAAAATTTACATCTTTCTGTAGTAAAAAACTTTCAGATCCAGAGGTAGTTATCTGTAAAGAAAATGATGCTAGATAATCAGAAGGCACTGTAAGAAAAGCATCTGATGATGTTAATGCACTTGTTGCATTTTTTCTAAAATAATCTAGATCTACGCTTTTTAGTATCTTTTCTTCGGCGGCTTTTACAAAGTTAGGTATGTTGTTTACAAAAGTTGTCTCTGAATTATCAGTGTAATCTTGTATTGCTGTTGTTAATGTCGCTTTTGTAAAACTCATTTATGTCCCCAATGTTACAGGTCCAGCAGTGACAGATCCTCCGCCACCTCTTATTCCTCCAGTTGTAGCAGTGCCACTACTTGCTGTAAATGTATATGTATTATCATCTACTTTGGTTATAGCATAACCAGACGAATTATTCAAAACAGTTGCTGTAAACCCATCAAAGCCAACTGCATCTCTAAATCTAACAGTATCACTTGTTGATCTTCCATGTGATGGTTCTATAACTGTAATAGATGCACTACTAGCTGTGGATAAAAACGGATTCAGTCCTAACAAGTTTTCTACAGATACTTCTGTTCTTGAGTCTGGTCTTGGTTCATACAATGCTGTGGGGTCTGGGCCTGGATAATTAGGCTCTAATTGTGGATGTTTGGCTTCATACTCATCTGGACCTACCTTAAGACCGTTCCATTCTTTTCTCATTTCACGCAAACGATAGCGAAAGCCAGACCGATCTGAGTATCCGTATGCCTTTTTACCACTTGCGTATCTAGCCATTAGTACCTCAAGTATGAAATATTAGGTGTCAACTTTAACGGTGTGCTGTTTGCATCTTCTGCCGCGGCTCTTTGAAACTCTTCTTCGTAGATAGCTTTTAGTATTTGTATTCTATCTGGTGCTTTTTTAATAGCTATGTAATATGCAAGTCCGGCTGCCATACATGGTAAAAATCTAAAAGGTGCATCTGTCGTATTCACCAAAGCATCTGCATCTTGAATACGTCTTACATAATAATAAACAAGAGTATAAGAAGCGTCTGGTGTAGACCAAAGAGTTATTGTGGGTGTTGTTTGTCTGTCAAAAAAGTATTGACTTGGTTGTCCAGTATTACCTTTGTTTGGTATCCTTAAATACTCACCACGACTCATTTGTGTGAGAGTAAAGTCAACATTATTACTATTTCTTAGCACAACTTCCAATAAATCTACAAATTCACTATCTAATGTATATGTGGCTGTACCAGACGTAACTGCTTTTGTTTCTTGTGTTACCGTCCACATATTTAATCCTCTGTTTGCCCAATCAGCAAACATAAGATTTAAGGAACGTCTAGCAGTTTTAGCATCATAACCAGTTCTCATCTCTAAGCCACATCTTTCATATGCCTCTTCGATAAGTTCTCCTACATCTAAATCAAAATCTCTTGAGCTTGAAGTTGCCATTATTTCTTCTTTCTTCTCACTGCTTTAACTCTTCTAGGTGCACCTGCTGGCTGTCCTAATCTTTTCTTTTGAGATATCCTACTACGTTTTTCGGTAGCTGTCATCTCTGAAGCTGTCTTTGGTGTTTTACTAGAAATTCTTTTTGTTGGTCTACAATAAGGCGTACCTCTTTTCTCTCCTTTTTGTCTTCCACACTTCTTACCAGTTCTTTGATCTTTCCAATCTTCCTTGAACCATCTTTTAAGTGCTAAACCAGCTTTTGTTTTTCTAACTGCCATTATGCGTACTTTGTTTTTTTTCTTCTGTCTGCCATTATAGCACCACAACCTCGTGCTATATTAGGGTTTTTAGATTTTCGTTTAGTCATTCTTACGACCTTACCCTCTTTGGCAGTCATTGTTTGACTCTTTACTCTGTCTATAGCCGCGTTCAAGCCACCCATCGCTTTCTTTTTACTTTTGCCATAGTTAGCAGCGCCAACTTTTCTACATTTAGCGATATGTCCTGAAGCATACGCGGAAGGAAATACCTTAAATTTAGCTTTTACTTTGTGATAACATGCGTCTTTTGGCATTATGTTTTCCTTTCTTTATGGCATATACATGACCATTTTTTATGTTTACAGTAGACACAATATTTAACTGGACTACCTCTTACTACTTCTCCTTTTTTTAGAGGCACAATGTGCTCTTTCAGAAAACCCTCTAGGTCGTGAGCAATCGATTTTTCTCTTCCTCTTGGCACTCCACTTCTTACCTCCAGGTTTGGAAATTTGTTTTGACATTGAACCCCGCGAGATCGCCATCATCTTTCCTTTTTATAAATTCTGTCCACAAGACTTTTATCATCTCGTTATTTTCTTTTACTTTAACTTCCGTAATCGCAGTTCTTTTGTCAACCTCTACAAGTGTAGAAGCAGTCCAAAGAAAAAAAGAGGCAGTTACAGTGCCAATAAGTCCACCAACAACATTTTTCAAAGTTAACACTTCCATCTTCTTCTTGCCTGTCTTAAACGGCTATTGGGATTTTTAGCTGCCTTCGGAAACTTTTTCATCTGACCAGCACTTCTGGCACAGAAAGACTTACGTCTATTAGCTGCTTTACTCCCAGGTTTAACTTTACCAGTAACAGCAGTTTTTAACTTACTGCCTGGATTATCTCTTCTATAACGAGCAACACCCGCCTTTGTCATTCCCGCCCCAGATTTAGTGGAGCGGAAATATTTTTTAGTTTTAGGCGGTTGTTTGTCTGCCTTTCTAGTCATAATTCTTTCTCATCTGAAGAGTTACAGTATATGTATCTCCAGAACTATGACCGACAGTTGTAAAAACTATGTCACCAGTTTTACCACTACCAGCATTATTAGTTACGCCACCAAAGCCACTATAATCATGATAGCCACTTTGATTTTCACCTAACTCGATTATAAAAGCATCAGATGTGGCATCAAAAAACAGTCTAGTTTTCATACCTATGCACTGCCACCAAATCTTTTCAATCGATACGCCAGTACAAGTTTGTCCATCTGGACCTGCGGCAAGAGCACTTACATCTACTTTTGCAACTGCTGACTCACCACTTCCATCGGATATATTGGTAAATTTTTGTACGACAGTTTTCACACCATCTATTATGGTTTGTGATGTTACTGCATCAGCCATTAGGACCTCCTATTATTGGTCGGCAAAAGCTGGAACTGTAGTCGATGTAACAGTGCCAAAAATTTGATAATTTGTTGTGTCTTTTCCTACAATCGTAATATCAAATGCTTGTGGTACATTTAATTGTACACTACTGTTTGAGCTACCATTTGAAAACACAGTTACATTATCTGCGTTTGTGTCTAAATGAGTGATTCCACCAATATAAAAGTTTGTGTTACCAGGTGTGATTATAAGAGCATCTGTTGCATCAGCGGCTCCACCAGCGTAAACAAATCTAAACACAGATCCAGCTATTGGTGCTGGTAATGTGTATGTATTATCTTGTGTTCCATCTGGTACAAGTAGAATTCTACCACTATGAGTAGCGTTATCTAAAGTTTGATCTCCATCAGATAAACTAACTGGTGCTCCACCAAGAGTTGTTACCTCTGTAATGGTTCCACTAGTTGCATCTTTACTGATTGTTTTAAGTGTGCTTTCAGATCTAATAGGACCTGAGAATGTTGAATTAGCCATGTATGTCTCCTTGTCTTGGCTTTTGTCGAAGTTAATTCTTCGTCAAGGTTATCTTTATTATACATAAAAAAAGGGCGACTGCAAACAGTCGCCCTCTTAAAACGTAATTTTTTTATTACGCTCCAGGTGAACCAAACAATGAACGAGGATCGGAAAAACCAAAGGAGTATCTCTCTCTAGCTTTATACCTCATGTTGCCTGTGTCGAAATCTGGATCCATAGCAGTTGCCATAGCCATTCTTTCGAAGTGCTTGAGACCATTAGGTGCGTCTGTCTTAATGAAAAACGCATCTGTATCAGTCAGATAATCGTTAATGACATAGCCTTGAGGCAACATTCCCATTTGTCTCATAGCATTAGCATCGTTATCTGATGTTCCGACCCTTAGATTAGAGTTTAATATTCTCTCTGCGACAAACTGTAATTGTCTTGGAACAATTAACTTCATGCCTCTTAGAGCGATTATCAATCCTCTTTCATCTACGAATCCAGCGATCTTGATTAAAGCATCTTCTAAAGATGTTTCGTTAAGGTCAGCTGCAACAGTTGGCTCGTTAGCAAAAGTTCCACCATTTGTTAATGGGTGGTCTGTTGCTAATAAGGCTTTACCATCACCACCAGCAGTTGCTCCAGCTGTAAACGCATTATTTAATACATTCGCTGCT